TTATTAACCCCAATATGTCTTTAGTTAATAATAACACAATATTTAAAAACACAAAAAACCAATTAAATGGTTTTGATTTTAAAAGAGATACTGCTTATCATTTTGATGCTACAAAATTTGGAACATGGTTAAAAGATAATTACTGTATACCTAAAGGAGTCAAACATATTATTGAAGATATTAAAAAAATAAAAACAAATAAAGAAGGTATTGTGTCTTTAAACGGATACAAGGCAAATTTATATTTTGATTGCACCGGTTTTAAATCTATCTTAATGAATAAGATAGGTGCTGAATTTAAAAACTACTCAGACTTATTACCCAATAATAAAGCTTGGGCGACAAAAGTTCCTTATAAAGATAAAGAAAAACAATTAAAACCTTTTACCAACTGTACAGCAATTGAAAATGGTTGGGTATGGAACATACCTAGTTGGGAACGTATTGGCACAGGCTATGTTTATTCTGACAAATACGTGTCGGATAAAAAAGCATTAAAAGAATTTAAAAATCATTTAGATAATAAAGGACATGACTATAGCAAGTCTACATTTAAAAATATTAAAATGAGAGTAGGTCGTTTTGATGAAATTTTTTATAAAAATGTTTGTGCTATTGGTTTGTCTGCAGGATTTATTGAACCTTTAGAATCTAATGGATTACTATCTGTACATGAATTTTTAATAAATTTATTAGATGTATTTGAGAGACACGACACTATCACACAATATGATAAGGATTGTTTTAATCAAAAATGTGGTTTATTTTTTGATAAGTTTACAGACTTTGTTTCTGAGCACTATGCTTTTTCTCAACGGGAGGACACAAAATATTGGCAAGATATAAAGAATAAAAGTTTTTTAAAGTTAGCAAAATCTGATAGTGTATTTAAAGACATGGCTGTAAGATATGATATGTTAAATCAAAATGATTACTTTAACAGCGGTTTTGGCGAACATTATATTACAACAGGAATGAATTTGTATTCTAAGACAAACGCAAATATAGCAACTTCTGGTTTTGATCTATATAATATTACATTAGAAAACAATGATAGAGATAGATTGGTTAAAAAATGGAACAGTGTTGCTAAAAAACAATTTACTTTATTAAAATTCTTGACTAAAAACATACATAAATGATATAAGGGTAACTACATATGGCATACTTTGCAAAAATAACAGAAGATAATAGAGTACTTACTTTACTTACTTTAACTGATACTGACACACAAAATAATGAGGGTGTTGAAACGGAATCAGTGGGACAAGCCTATTTAGAAAAACACAATAATTGGCCGGCGCATTTATGGATTCAAACTTCTTACAATACAAGATTTAACACTCATTTATTAGGTGGCACTCCTTTCAGAGGAAACTTAGCAACAACTGGTGCAGAGTGGGATCCAGTTAATAATATTTTTTGGCCAATAAAACATTTTTCAAATTGGGTAAAATATCTTCCTGAAGCTAGGTGGCAATCACCAATAGGTGATGCTCCGGAATTAACAGAAGAACAAAACTCTGATATTAATAATGTTTATATTTATAAATGGAATGAAGATAATAACACTTGGGTGTTGTTTAAAGATCCAGCCGTTTCTTGACAGTTTAATAAAAAAAATATATCTATTAAATAAGTATGCAGAAGAAAGTATTAACAGAGCAGTCATTATACTTTGGCAACGTATCAATGCCAAAAGGTTTTAAAATAAACAGACAAGAATTAGCTGTTTATATTTCACATTGTAATTTAACTGGTAAAAAAATTCCTTTTTCTAGAACTTGGGATATGTTAAATACATACATTCAAGAGCATATAAAATTAGAACATAAACTTAAAATATTTAATAAAAATACATGGGGAACGTTATACACACCTTTAGAAACAAGCCCTCCTCTATTAAATGTAGATCTCGTGGATTTAAAAAATTCAGCAGATTACACAATGCTGTACGGCGTTGAAGTTGAGGATTGTATGGTTACAATTTATTACAATGATAATCGAAGAAAAGGTAAAAGCTGGGAAATAGAATTAGAGAACAACATGTTTATTATGTTTCCTTCTAGTAATACCTACTACATAACAAACAATCAGAAAAAAAAATTAAACTTTATTCAAACTATTACTTATGAATTTATCTAATAATTACTGGTATTTTAAATCGGCATTAACTCCAAAGTTTTGTGATGATGTTATTAAATATGGATTATCTAAAAAAACAATTATAGCAAGAACAGGTGCTTTTTCTAAATTAAATTTAAACAAAACAGAACTTGATAATTTAAAAAGAAAAAGAAACTCTGATATTACTTGGTTAGATGACGATTGGATTTATAGAGAAATACACCCCTACATACACCGTGCCAATAAAGAGGCTGGTTGGAATTTTCAATGGGATAGATCCCAAGCTTGTCAATTTACTCAGTATAAAATAAATCAATACTACGATTGGCATGTTGATAATTTTAATAAACCTATTAACCAACCCGGTGGACCAGAGCATGGTAAGATTAGAAAATTGTCTGTGACGTGTCAGTTAACTGATGGTTCTGAATATAAAGGTGGAGAACTAGAATTTGATTTTAGAAACTATAACCCTAACATGAGGGATGAAGAAAAACATGCAGTAAAAGCAAAACAAATTTTACCTAAAGGATCTATTATTGTATTTCCTTCTTTTATTTGGCATAGAGTCAAGCCGGTAACTGACGGCACTCGATATTCTTTAGTCCTATGGAACGTTGGAAACTTATATAAATAGTGACAAAACAAATATTTTATTTAACAGGCACTTTTAGATGTGGTACAACTTTGTTAAGATCTATTATAAATCAAAACCCAAATTTTTATACAACACCCAATAGTATTATACCAAGTATAATATGGCTTTTAGATCGTTTTAAACAACACTCTGAATATAAGAATTGGAAATGTGTTGATGTAGATAAACAATATTTAAATAATGAAAAACATTATGATGAAGTAATAAAAAATACTTTTAAAAATTATTTTTCTAAACATAAACAAAAATATATACTAGAACAAGGTAGGTGGGGAACTTTAGAAAATTTTAATTTGTTGAAACACTATGGTTTTTTACCAGCAAAATTTGTAATACTTGTTAGACCTTTAAAAGAAATACTAGAGTCTTGGAATAGGGTTGATAAAATACCTAATACTTTAATATCTAGACACTGTGATGTTTTAATGGAACCTGGGGGAAAAGTTGGACAAGCAGCTGCAGCCCTAGACTTTTTAACAAAACATTATAAAGAAAATTTATTAATTATTAAATATAAAGACTTATGCAAAAAACCCGAAAAAACAATTAAAAATTTATATAAATTTTTAGAAATACCTTTTTACAATAAGCATAGATTTAACAATTTAAATCAAGTCGATAGCGGTGAATCTGATTACACAGGAATAAGAACAAATGAAATAACAAAAAAAATACATGTAGATAAAATAAAAATACCTGATACAATTTTAAAAAAATACAAGAAAGAAAACAGTTTATTTAAACAACATGGATAAAAAAAATTATTTTACTACACCTATTTGGGCTGAAGAAAGACCCGATTTTATTAAATCTTTAAATAAAGCTTCTGATAAATACATTAAAGATTCTAAAAAAAAACATAGAAAATTATTTAAAACCACTAATGACTATGGTCAATTGCATTACTCTGGTTCTTTAGCTAACGACAATAATTTTTTAGACTTTAGAAATTATATTGGTGATAAGTCTTGGGAGTTTTTAGATGATCACGGTTATGACATGGATCAATACCAAACTATTCTTAGCCACATGTGGGTTCAGGAATTTAGTCAAAAGGGGGGTGGACATCAATCTACACAAGTTAGTCCTAACCAACACGTATCTGGATTTTATTTTTTAAAGTGCAGTGACAAAACATCTTTTCCTATTTTTCATGAACCAAGAACCGGGGCTAAAGCAACTAAATTAAAAATGAAAACAAAATTAAATGGTCCTGTTAGTGGAACAGGGCTACTTCATTTTAAACCTGTTCCCGGTACTTTAATTATTTTTCCAAGTTATTTAGAATATGAATTTGCAATCGATGCAGCCATTGAACCATTTAGATTTATACAATGGAATATACAATCCGTACCAAAAGAAATAACAAAAGATGTTTAAAAATATTTTTAGTACATATCTTTATTCTGGGAAATGTGATGTTAGTTTAACTAAGTTTAAAAAACATATTCTTGATACAAGGAAAAAAAATAAACAAGGACTAATAGTAAGTAATAGAAAAGGTTGGCAAAGTAATTCTTTTAATGAAATAAATAAC